CACAGCGATCGCGTCACGCGCACGCAGCGCGCCCTGCAGATCCTGGGCGTGCCCTGATGGTTACGCGCCTGATCATCTTGCTGGCGCTGATTGCAGTGCTCGTCGGCGGCTGCGTGTGGCAGGAGCAACGCGTCAGCGAAGCGCAGCAAGATCGCGATGCAGCGCTGCAGGCCAAGCGCCAGGCCGAAGCGGAACGCGACAGCGCTAGAGGTTCCACCACCGTCGTGACGCAGTACGTCGACCGCGTGCAGATCGTGCGCGAAGCCGGCGCCACCATCACCCGCGAGATCCCGATCTATGTCACCCAGAAAGCCGACGCTGCTTGCGCTATCCCTGCTGGCTTTGTGCGGCTGCACGACGCAGCCGCCACGGGCAACCCTGCCGGGCCGCCCCCCGGAGATCCTGATGCGCCGGCCGCCGGCATTACGCTCTCTGCCATCGCCGGCACCGTCGCCGACAACTACACCAGCTGCCACGCTACCGCAGCGCAGCTGAGCGCGCTGCAGGACTGGATCGACCTCCACATACTGGAGCCGGCACCATGATCAAACCTGCCAGCCTGCGTGCGCATCTGGTCGCGGCCCTGCCGGATCTGGCACGCGACGCCGACCGGCTGCTGGTGTTTATCGACGCCGGCAGCCTGGTCAGCACGTTACAGCCGGGGCTGTCGTTCGAGTATCAGTACACCCTCAACCTGATCGTGACCGACTACGCCGGCCACCCGGACAGCGTGATGCTGCCGCTGCTGGAATGGGTGCAGGTCAATCAGTCCGAGCTGCTGTCCAATACATCGCGCCGTGGCGAGATTGCCTTCGAGGCCGATATCCTTGCTAACGATGCCGTTGATCTGTCGATCAAGTTGCCGCTGACCGAGCGCGTCGTGGTGACAGCGAAGGATGGAGGCGGCTACGACATGACCCATGCGCCCGAGCCGGTGATCGATCCCACATGGATGAGCTGACCGCGCTGGAGAACTGGGCCGCGCCGTTGCTGGCCCGCCTGCAGCCGGGCGAACGCCGCACGCTGGCCCGGAAGATCGGAACGGAGTTGCGGCGCTCGCAGAGCCAGCGTATCGGCAGGCAGCAGGGGCCCGATGGCTCAACCTATGCACCGCGCAAGCAGCAGCTGCGGCAGAAATCAGGGCGCGTCAAACGCGCGAAAATGTTCGTCAAGCTGCGGCAGGCGAAGTACTTCAAGGTCAGCGCCAGTCCAAACGTCGTGAGCGTAGGCTTTATTGGTCGCGTCTCGCGCATCGCACGCGTGCATCAGGAGGGATTAGTTGGGGAAGTGCGGCAGGGTGGCCCCAAGGTTCGTTATCAGCAGCGGAAATTGATCGGCTTCGACGGGCGCGAGCGCGAGCTCATGTCCATGCTGCTTCTCGATCATCTGTCCACTTAAAGGCTGCGATCAGCCCGTCACCATCAATGCACGTCACTCGGAAAGCAAGCAACCTCAAGCACGGGCGAATTGCCAAGGCGTCTAAGTTGTATCAATCTGCTGCTCTATCGCAGGATCCTGTCAATGCAAAGCAGACAACAACAGCAGATCTTGCTCGTAGAAGATGACCGCGCGCTTCAAGAATTAACCACGATGCTTCTTGAAGAGCGTGGTTATTCTGTTATTGCTGCATCAAACGCACTGGATGCCCTGCAAATAATTCATGATTGCTCGTCCCTGGCACTACTGATCACAGACGTCTACATGCCTGGCGACATGAGCGGCTATGAGCTGGTTTGTGGCCTTCGCAAGTCAGGGAACGAGATGCCAGCCGTTTTAATGTCTGGCGCCGTAACACTCCCTGGTCCGCTGCCCGCAAGCGCTATATTTCTGAGCAAGCCATACACAATGGCGAGCTTTATTCGAGCCGCTGAAGAAGGCATCGCTCAGACATTTATAAAAAGTTGACGTCTACGAAGAGACGTCAGATGGAAGGGAATCCCATGATGAACGTTGAGCCCTTTCCAACTTTTGAAACAACTTCAATAAAGCCGTTTGCTTGCCGCACAGCGCCATAGACCTGAGAAAGACCCAGCCCGGTTCCCTTCCCGCTTGGCTTAGTGGTGAAGTAGGCTTCAAACAGGCGGTCGCGCACATGAGGCGCGATGCCTTCTCCATGGTCGACGACCGACAAGGTGACGTAATTCCCTGCCCGGCGGTGGAGAACTGCATCGGCATGCTCAAAAAATGCTCTATCGACCGTGACGGTGATGAGACCATCTTGCGCAGACGCATCCCTCGCGTTGATCACCAAGTTCATCAACGCGCGCTCAATGGTATGCGGGTCGAACAGTGCTGCGCACTGGAAGGATGGAGGGATAAATTCCAGTGTGGCATAACCACCGACGGCCTGCTGCAACAATGGGAGCATCCGCGCAACCACACTACCCAGATCAGCTCTCTCGGGTGCGTAAGGATGATTTTGCGCAAAGCCCAGTAGGCGTTTGGACATCGTTGCTCCATGTCCAAGCGCCTCCTGGGCAACGGTCAGAAGCAACTGCTCACGCGAAGCGATTTCATTGCGACCTTGCACCAATTCAATAGCCGCCGATGCAGCCTGCAAGACATTATTCAAGTCATGCACGACTCCTGCCAACAGCTGACCAACGGCTTCACCCTTTTGGGCTTGCGCTGCAGCTGCTTCAGCCATGCGCTGAGCGGCTAATGCAACGTCTAACTCGTGTTCGAGCAATTTCGCGTGTGTCAATCCCTTCGAGAGCTTGACCATTTCAAGATGACTTGTACGCCCCAGATGATCCCCGAGCTCTGCCGCCCCTTTATCGACAATCTTCAGCTCGTGATTCAGCGCTTCCTTTAACGTCTCAAGTGCCATCTCAGCTTGACGACGTCCAGTGATATCACGATTGATCGCAAGAATGGACTTTACTTTTCCGGCCTCATTGAGCAACGGGATCGTTGTCACGTCCCAGTAGTGCACTTTGCCGGTAGGCGTGATGCAATCCGCCTCGAACTCAGAGCGTTTGCCGTCCCTCGCATCATCTAGAGCGTGCTCTATCCGAGCATGCATATGCTGAGGCCATTGACTAGTCCAGTGCGTGTTAAGCACCTCGCTAGCGTTCTGCGCAGCAACCCGCGCAAGGCCGTGAGAATTAACGAACTTGATAATTCCATTCAGGTCCAACTCCTTGATGGAGTCGGAGGTCAACTCGACAACGTGCTTGTACCAGTCGTGAGTCACTAGCGGGCCCGGAATGTGAAGGTCATGTTAGGAGCATTGTGGCGTCACCAGCGCATACTGAGCAATCGTCCAATTTAAGATTCTGAACAAAATGGCTTTGCAAGCTGGGCAGTTGGTACTTGTGGTGGAGGACGAGCCTCTGGTACGACAAGTCGCGCAACTCATGTTGGAATGTGCCGGCTTCACTGTAGTAGTGGCCGAAGACGCACACCGCGCCTTAGAAGTGTTAGAGATGGAGTCAGCAGTGTGCTTGATCGTGTCAGACGTCCAGATGCCTGGCTATTTGGACGGGCTAGACCTTATCAAGCACCTGCGACTTGAGGGTGTGCAGACGCCCGCAATTTTGACATCCGGCCGCATCCATCCTCAGGCGTTGCCAGCTGAAACAAGTTTCTTGCCAAAGCCATACACACTCGCGAAGCTGCTGGAGGTCGTCCACGAGCGTTTGCCCAAAACTCCGCAGCTCTAACTACAAATTGATCGTGTAGCGGGTGCGCTTACATGCCATCACGTTTGGCTAGCAGCTAGCTGTATCGGAGAGTGAGTCCACCTCTCCGAAGCTGCAATGATGGCCTCATTTACCGCAGTTGATCTCTCCAAGCTTCAGGCTCCAGACCTGATTGAAGCACTGAATTTCGAGACGATCTTTGCGACGTCGCTCGTTGAATTTCGCAAGCTGCTTCCAGAGTTTTCTGCGCTCACCGAAGCAGATCCGGTCTGCAAGCTTTTGCAGCTGTTCGCCGCCCGCGAGCTGTTGATCCGCCAACGCGCCAACGACAAGGCGCAGCAGACCATGCTGGCCTTCGCGACCGGCACCAACCTCGATCACCTCGGCGCGCTGTTCGGAGTGGCGCGCCTGGTGCTTGATCCGGGGCAGCCGGAGACCGGCGTTGCACCGACCCATGAGTCGGACGTGGACTTCCGCCGCCGTATCCAGCTGGCGCCCGAGGGCTTCAGCGTTGCCGGCCCGGAGGGCGCTTACATCTACCACGCACTCAGCGCTGCTGCAGATGTGATTGACGCCAGCGCGACCAGCCCCGCGCCTGGGCAAGTGCTGGTCACTGTGCAGTCGCGCACCGGCGATGGCACCGCGCCGCAGGAACTGCTCGACGAAGTGGCGGCAGTCCTCACCGATGCCGATGTGCGACCGTTGACCGACGAGGTATCGGTGCAAAGCGCACAGATCGTCCCGTATGCCATTCGTGGGCGCGTCTACACCTACGCTGGCCCTGACTCGGCTGTTGTCATGCGCGAAGCCCTGCGCAGCTTGCAGGCGTATCTTACCGAGGCCCACCGCATCGGCCGCGACGTACCCGAGTCAGCGATCAAGGCCAAACTGTTCGTCGACGGTGTGCAGCGCGTCGAATTGGACTCGCCTGCAGCCGACGTCAGGATCAGCCGCACGCAAGCGGCGTACTGCACCGCAATCGACATCGTGCACGCCGGCATCGATGAGTAGTTCACTGCTGCCGCCCAATGCCACGCCGATGGAGCGCGCCGTGGCCGCCGTCGCCGATCGCCTGGAAGCGATCCCGCTGCCGTACCCGGATCTGTGGAATCCCGACACATGCCCCGCCGGCCATCTGCCGTGGCTGGCCTGGACGCTATCAGTGGACGACTGGAGGGCCGACTGGAGCGACGCGGTCAAGCGCTCGCGCTTGCGTAGCGCCATGGCGATCCAGCGGCGCAAGGGCACGGCCAACAGCGTGCGCATGGTGGTCGAGTCGTTCGGCGGCGCGGTGGCCATCCGCGAGTGGTGGCAGACCGAGCCACGCGGCCAGCCGCACACCTTCGAGCTCACGCTGACGCTGACCGGCACCGATGGCCAGACCGCCACGTCGCGCTTCGTCAATGAAGTCATTGCCGAAGTCGAGCGCACCAAGCCTGTCCG